AGTTAAACTCGGCCAACCAATAGATGTAGGATTGCGTACAACAGATTTGGCTATACGATTAGGTGAATCAATTAACAGTGGTGCGACAAGTATCAATATATCACGACCAAAGAATGTCACAAATTCATTAGCACGCAAACACAGTATGCGATTCGTTGGTCAAGATTTCAACAACATGAATCTTATCACAGCCCTGCGCTTTTTAGGCCGTCATGATAGCCGTATGGTCTTACTTGACCGCTTTGGTAATCTATTGTATATACCAATAACATTTAGCGAATCAAGTTACTTTGTAGATAAGAACTTACGATTTGGTTCAAAGCAAGATAATCCAATTGAAAACATATCCAACCGTGTAACCATACAAGGACAACCATTAGCCCTTAACGATTTGGTGATTGTAACGGTTGATGATGTAGAAGGACAAGTTGAGGAAGTTCGTGAAGATGCTTCACCAATTATTGACAATACAGCCCGTACAACTAATGCGGCTCGTCGTGTTGCTCGTCAAGTGCTAAAGTCACGCTCACTTACAAAAGGCTCAATCAGTAGTGCTGGTCATATGAATCTACTTTCATTACGACCCGGTATGACAGTGAACTACGGTGGTGAACAGAAAGTTGTTACAGAAGTTAAACACATGCCTATGAGAAACATGAGTGACCTTACCATGCTTAATTTAGATGCTGGTATTGAGGGTGTACTACAAGGAATTAACGAAGGTACAACTGTTAGTGCCAGCGATAATAACCCTGCTACATATGTTCAAGTGGTAGAACAGAATTTGGCTTTGTTTGGTAAAGTTGAATTACGGATTGTTTCAGTGGTAAAAGAAAGAGGGGTATTTAATACAGCATACCTTATCGGTGGTGTGAAGGGAACGCATAATAGAGGGCTGATTGGGAAAAACGGCTTACCAATTGGTGCGAACAAATCAAAAGAAAGGAGGAACATATATGCCAGTTAGTGACTATATGCGACGACTTTTGCTTGATACTATTGCCAGCAATATTAACGAAGTCATCTTAGGTTTTGACGGTACACCAGCCACAACTGATGATGGTGCGGCAGGTCGCCCCGCCATCTCCCTCACCCCATCTGTAACAATTGTTGATGATACTTCACTTTTGGTTGAGGTAAAGTTACCATACGATACTTCTTTTGCTGATAAAATAAAAGAAGTGTACATTCAATTTCGTGACACTACAGAATATACACCTGTAGCACGATATACAATTTCTCCAATTACTAAATCCAACTCTAATGAGTTGAAAATTCAAATAGCAATTGAGGTGGCATGATGACAGGAAATCCATTATCGGGGCATACAGCCGCTAACCAAGCATCAATGGCAGGTAGCGGAGTATTTACAGACAGTTTAGAAGATGGTGAACATATCACCAGCCCCACCCTTACAAACATGCTTGAGGGTGTTCATGGTAACGGTATTATTCTTGAAGAAGATACAGCCTCATCAGCCAGTAATCGTAACACTCCCGAAGATTTACCGGGTGTATGTGAGCAAGATACTATTGGAAGTAAAATAAGAATAACTGGCGGTAGTGTACTAATTGATGGAGTTGTTTATGAATTTGCAGGTGGGCCGGGTAGTTCAATTTTTGTTGAATTTAAATCAGCAAGTCCACATGTACGCAGTACACCTACAGCACCATATTTGAGTACGGGCGAAGAAGCACTTATCGTAGTATATGCATCTACAGATACTACAAATAATTGTATTACATGGGAAATTGGTACACCAGTTACTACTGCATCTAATACATACCCTACAACTCCATCAGCGTTTCTTAGTGACCCAAAAAGTGGATTAGGTGTAAAACAAAGTGTTGTGCTTGCGGTCATTCGTGTTGAGTATGATGCTACAGATACTAATGATATGAAAATGAATATTATTGAAAGTAATGATAAGCGAGTATTTGTACGACCTAATCCAATTTATTTCACCCCTGTTACAACAGGTATAGTGGGTAATAAAACAGCAGTTGATTCTCATACCGCACTTGATTCTTTACATAGTGAAACAGGTGATTTAGCAGGTAGCCGTCTTGGTGCGCTTTGGCAATCATACAATGCTGATGGTGATGCAAATTTATATTACTCAGTAAATGATTCTGCTAATACACGGCATACGCATTTACTCGGCCCAACGCATGTTGATGTATCATCACCCTCATCAAACCAAACATTTACTTTTGGGAGTAATCAAATTTTTGTTCTTACCCCATCCACCACGATTAACCTCAATCCAAGTGGTACATTCCCACCCGGTTATACCGTGTTTGTAAGCGTACCAAGTGGAAGCACTGTGACTTTTGACAGTACAGGACTTAACTCCAATGTCGTAGCAACAGAAGCAACAATGTTCACCTACGATGGTAGTGCATGGAAGAAAATAATGGTAAGTGGAACAGTAAGCCCTGCTTCATCGGGTGCAAGCGGTCTTGTTCAATTGTCCGATGGTGCTGGTGGATTTACCAGCGATGCTAATTTATCATGGCAAGCCAGCCCTGCTGAATTAACAATTACTGGTAAATTAAATGTCACCGGCCTTATTGACCCTACAGGGCTTGAACTTGACCCTCAAGTTGCTAATCCCGGTGGTGTAGCCGCCAATACATTATGGCTTGACAGCGGTGCATCTAATCGCCCGAAAATTGGTTCTAATGCTGTTATGCGTGCAAGCGACAACATCAGCGAACTCACTAACGACGCAGGTTTTACCGATGCCGCCGCCGCTTCTGCCGCCGCACCTGTACAAAGCGTAAATAGTGCAACGGGTGCTGTAGTTTTAGATGCTGATGATATTAGCGATACGGCTACAACCAATAAGTTCACTACTTCTGCTGACATATCAAAGTTAGCAGGAATAGAAGCAGGTGCAACTGCTGACCAAACAGCAGGTGAAATTAAAATAGCATACGAGAGTAACGCTGACACTAATGCCTTTACAGATGCAGAAAAAACAAAACTCACTGGTATCGCTACGGGTGCAACTGCTTACAGTAATGCTGATGCAATTGCCGCTGTTGAGGGTGAGGGTACACTTGATTTAACGGGTGCGGTCACGGTAGTAGGTGACTTAGCCGTTGATACTGATACGCTTTTTGTTGATGTATCGGCTGACCGAGTAGGGGTTAATACCAACAGTCCTTCAACCGACTTGCATGTTTATGGTGCATCTAATCCCGAAGTTCGGATTCAAGAAGTAGGTCAAAGTGGGTACACTTCTATCATTGGATATGCAGATAATTACGGGGCAGTAAGAGTTTTTGATAGCACCGCTAATGAATCCACTATTTTAGATTTAGACGCTGAATCAACGGGAACAGGAAACCAAACAATTAGACTTTTTAGAACTGCTAATTCAAGTGCAACAAATACGCAATTTCAAATTCTTATACCCGGTACACCAACCACCGCTTACCGTCTTTATGCAGATGCAGGTAGCATAAAAATGGTTCATTATGGTGAGGCAATTTTTAATGAAAATGGTGATGCGGTTGATTTTAGGGTTGAAGGTGATACTGATGCGAACCTTATTTTTGGTCAAGGAAGTACCGACAAAGTAGGTATCGGTACAAATACACCAGCACAAAAATTAGAAGTGAATGGAACTATCCGACAAACCGCAGTGACGAACAATGTTCTCGTCGCTAACGCAAACGGCGACCTCGTTGCCGCAAGCAATTTGGCTGACCAAGCATACTCAACAACTGATACAACAGATGCGGCGGTAGATGTTTATGCCGCTAATCCGCTTCATTGGGCTGGAATACCACCAGCAACAGTAGCGGAGGCATTAGATAGAATAGCGGCTTGGGCAAATAATCCTGCTTACACACCCGGCCCAATTCCGTGATTTACTCTTCTTCGTACATAGAAGGATGTTGGTAAATTGTTTTCAAACGATACGGTTTGAGTTTGCGTATGGATGGGTCAAGCCAAAAGAAACCGCATTGCCTACAGTGTAGTAAGTACACACGCTCGTTATCATAATCAACAAAACGGCCACTTACTCGTCGTGGTATTTCGTTGCAACCACATACTTTGCATTTTTGTCTAAGTCTATCCATTAGTCGGTTTGTTCCAGCACGCCCCACAAAAATCACCATCAATTAAATAATCACATTCTTTTTTACAGATAGAACAAATCTGCATCAAATCACCTATTGTACTGGTCGTCGTGCTACAATGTCATCAATGCGTAAAATGGCATTGGTGACTTCACCAGCACTAAGTACGGCTTGACGCACTAACTCAACAGGCTCAATGACACCATCAGCCAGCAAGTCTTTGACACCGCCATCGGTTACATTTGGGCCAACTGTAAGATTACCATGAAGAATCTCGTGTCGCATAGCAAGGATAGTATCAAGTGGGTCATGTCCTGCATTTTCAGCAATAGTTGCGGGTACAATTTCCAATGCATCTGCAAACGCCTCAATTGCCATCTGCGCTCTACCGCCTATTTGAGCGGCGTGCTGGCGCAAGTGCGAGGCCATTCGCACATAAGCATTCCCTCCACCTACAACATATTGCTTGGTTTGCATGACAAGTGATACGACACCAAGTGCATCATCAAACCCACGCTCAACTTCTTCAAGCGTATGAGATGTAGCACCACGCAACACCAATGTTGCTTCGTTGCTTTCATTCTCACTACTAACAAACAAATACCAAACATCATTCTTTCTTTCACGAGTAATTAAAACTTGGCTGGCCGATTCAATTTCTTCGGGATATTGAACAATTGGAATGTTAGCCATACGGCTCATGGCACGAAGTGATGATTCGGGTACACGACGAACAACCATAATGTTACTCTTCTTGAGATGTGAACAAACAATATCACTCACTCCATCCCGTACAAATACAACACCACCGTTAGGCATCGCCGCTACGACATGTTTTGCACTCGTAATCAAATCAGCCTTGCTTGCACCTTTGTATGTTTGATATGAATTAACATCTAATTGAACTTGAATATTATCCTCACTCTTTTCAGTTTCAAGACCCGAATTAATGAGAAGCATGTTTGTGTATGTATCATCACCTTCAAGCACATAGTCCTTGTTCACAATCACACCATTGTATAGGTATGAATCTTCAAGTGAACCACCGGGAAATGATACTACCTTAACACTCTCAGCATCACCAGCCTTCTCAACGGCTGATACACATAATTCTGCAACTGCATCAAGCGCACTCTCAAGTGTCTTTCCTGTAATAGCCGTCTTTGCGACTTTAATCAAAGACTCTCGTTCATCACTGCTTTGTGCAATATCCGATACAAGATACTTAACAGCCATCTGTGCGGCTTCATGATAACCACGACAAATGACATTGGGGTGCAATCCTTTTTCAAACAACATTTCACTGTTGCCAAGTAATTGACCAGCCAACACGACTGTACTTGTTGTACCATCATAACACAACGATTCTTGTGTACGGGCAACTTCTGCAATCATCTTACCGCCGGGATGTGATACATCTAATTCACGAAGAATTGTAGCACCATCGTTTGTAACGATAACATTGCCACCACCATCTACCATCATTTTATCCATACCCATCGGGCCAAGCGTCGTCTTGACTGTTTCAGCAACCGTCTTTGCCGCCCTAATGTTATGTATTTGCGCCTTACCATTTACTCCTTCTTTTTCTGCCATATGTTTCACCATTCAACTTTTATTTCCATTATTTCGCCAGTTTCAAGGCTACGAGAATTGACATAACCATTACTTTTACCAAATTGGTATAAGTCATATGTCAATTTTGCATCGTCTAAACAATACTTCGCAACCTCATCATACTTACCTGCTCTCCAAGCAATAGGGGCATCGGCACTGTTCATTAATTTGTTGCTGTCAAAAGTATGTTTGACAAGCATTCCGAGTGAAGTGTCCACTCGGCCAATGGGTAGTGCCGCACTGCTCACTAAGTTTCGTGTATCAATAATGGAATCGGATTTCATTAAATCGTTGGCTGTCCAACAATCAAGCGCATCACGCAATACAGGCAGGTCAAACGCCTTAATGTTATGACCAATGATTTGACCGCCTTTTTCAACATGTTCTGCTAAGTCATCACCTAATGTACGAGGGTGTAATGCTTTGATTGTACTATCAATACCAAGTGATTCATTACAATACACTGTACCGTTATCACCATCCCATGTTGCTACAACTGTAGGCTCAAACATATGGGTATTTTTCCAACCACCTATTTCATGTGAAAAATTCCCTGTTTCAATATCTAAAGACAAATAATCGCTCATTGTGTATCACCTATTTTTCGTATGTACGCCCGACCACCGTTAGTCTTGGACTTAAACAGCCCTTGACTAAAGTTCTTGAAATGCCTATCGGCTGTACTCTTGGAAACCTTTGCTCGTTCCATGTAGGTTGAAAGGAAGATATTTTTCAATCTCCACCCATCACCATATCCATCAATTTCGTATGATGTACACTCAAGATAGGCCGCTATCATAGCATCTTGAGCCTTTGCTTCTTTCTGTTTGTTTCCACCAACTTCAACTGAATCTTCAAGCCATGCGATGAGATTTTGAAATAAGTCAAACAAAATTTCGTGTGCCATATCTACATGTGTAGCATTAACTTCCCATGTATTATCAAGAATAGCCATGTGAACAGAAAATATACCTAAGTAATTTTCAATTGCTGGTGTAAATGATGCGACGATTTCCGCCATTGATGGACTCATATCTCGTAACAAATCATATAATTCATCGGATGCTTGATACAAGGCTGTAGAATATTCGGGTGTTGCTGAAAACATTTCCCACATATGCTCTTGAACAACTTCTTCTTTACCTTCATTCGTCAATTCCGACCATTGAGTAAAAGTCAATTCGCTTAAATCAAGCAAACGGTCACGAATTCTTTTATCGGCATTTCTAAAGTATTCGTATAAATCATCTTTAGTTATGTCAGTTTTTTCCGACCTATTGAAAAATGTACCAAGACGACGATTACTTACTTCTTGTCGCTCTTCCATATCCCAATCACGATAATAGAGCAATACACGCTGGAAGATACCTTTTGTAAGTACATACTCCTTGACACCGCTTGGTGGATAAGTAGTAATCCATAATGATACAAGTGATGGACATTCAACTTTGTTACCCTTCATGTGTTTAACAAGTGTGTTGTTACCACTCCCTACGGGGTTACAAGCCGTCTGTAGATACAGAACTGTCTCTTGGCTGTGCTTGTTGGGTGTAAGTAAGATTGAACCTTCATCAAAGTTAATCGCTTTGCGCCCTGCAAGCAACCCCTCAATGGTTTCTACTTCGCCTGTAGGTTTGCCCTTATCATCCACAACATTATTTGTTGAACCAATCAATCCTGCATCTGTACCCGATGCAAACAACTCAAAGGGAATGTCGGCTTCCTTCATAATGTCACTGATGAAGTTCCATGCAATGGATTTCCCTGTACGGGATGGTTGAATCCAAAAGACATGGACTCGTAAATCAAGGTGCGAATCACCTGTGGGTAGTCGTATGTAAGGTAAAGTTGTTTGCCCTTGAATGAAAAAGAATGAAAGCAAACCCGGCATATCATTCTTCATGGATGTTTGTGAAAAATGATGTAGATAGGCTTTCAATATCGGGAACTTTTCAACGGCTTGGTAATTTTTAATTTGCATAGATTCATCTCCATTTTCTTCTTCTTTGTTGATTTAAATACTCTAACGACGAACTTGGCGTTCCTGCCGAACTGCCTCTTCGCTGGTTAGTACATCAATCAACATCTTCCTTCGTGTATCACCAAGACCTTTGACTTGCTTGAGTGATTCGGGAAAGCACATTTCTTCAATGCTACCACATTGTTCTAATAATTTCTCAGCCGTTTCTTGCCCGATGCCGGGTACAGTCATCAATACATCTAACCGTAAGTCATTAGATGCTACACGGCGAATGGTTTGTGCGCCATGCTTACTGGCTGGTTTGTGTAACTTATCATGTAAGCGTACAATAAACGATGCCGCTTCACTCACATTGTTACAATAAAATACTTGGCAATCAAAATCGGACATAAGACGAGCAATTGTACCAATCAATTCATTTTGTACTTGAGAATAAGAAATATTTCTTTTACCATTATTTTTAGCCATAGCGATATACTTAGAAATATCACCATGTACAACAAGAAAGAAACGCTCGTAGTTTGCATCCATGTTGTCAAGTTGTCGCCACAAATGTCCACTATGGCTTGATTGGAAGAGGTCGCCAATGCTCTTGGCTTCAACGCAAGCCCCGCCCAGTTGGTAGTCACCCACCACCAAAGGTTGGCGAGATACAGTTAGACCTGCTTTGTGCGCTTTTCGCTCAACGGATTCGCAAAGCAATCCACGCTCATTTGAATCAATTATGAGTTGCGGCTTCAATTCTTAACCCCCATACTTTGATGGGATAACTGTAACCTGCATGTAGGCTTTGCATATCCGTTTCCCCTACTTCTTCAAACTCCTTACATTTGGCTAACATGTTACCTAAACGGGGCATTGTAGGTGCGCACTTAGGCCACTTGTCAAAAAAGCGTGCATGAATCTCTCGTGTTGAAAGACCGTAATCATCACAGTCTTCTAAAATCTGTACAATTCTTTCAATCGTTCTTATGTTTCTTCGTGAACCGTCACTTCTTGGCATGTTTATTCAACTCCTGTTTTATCGTAATACTTACATTTTCCCATACAAAATCCTTCATTGTAAAGCGTAGCACAAGTAGCATGTGAATATCCAGTCATCACAATACTTCGTACTTGCTCTTCTGTTTTCGCATAACTATAATCCACCCACTCCTGTTGTTCACAAATGCTCACGATACTTAAGATATGCTTCTCTTTCTCTTCATTCGGCACACGCCAAGCAGGGAAGAACATACGAAATCTATCTGCTAAATACGATGCAAAATGGTATCTTGCTCGGTGGGTAGGGTTGCCCCCACCCATTGCCGCTTGGGATAAACATGGAAGAATGTGTATATCATTTAACGATACCGTTGGTAGTTCAACGGACTTGAGATTGAAATTCTGTGAGAACTTGTTCTCAATTATTTTCATCGTTAATTTAATTTCACCGTGTTGGATATATCCAGTGTGAGATTCCATCCCCTTTGTCATGAAATCATCAAAAGTAAAGTTCATGATTTCTTCACTGGTTAAAGGAAAAGACCACACTCCACGCTTGGCGTTATACGAATTTGGAATACGAATCATACCCGATGTATCAAACATTACCGTTGGGTCATTACAATTTAGTACGCCAATTTTATTTTGCCATTGTTTAATTAATTCCCGCCCCGAAGATTTAATCCGAGATACTTCACTTCCGCTTTTAGGTGTAAGACTTTCCGAAAGTGGAATCCATACATGAAAGCCCCCACCGCTGAACCATACATAGTGTAAGATATTTTCACTCATTAAGAATTGATGTAAGCGTTTTACTTCATTATGCGGTACATCAAATGAGACTTCTGTACCACGATTATTGAAATCTTTACAATCAAAATCCATTACGAAATGATGTATGAGTGGTGTATTGTAATCTACACGATGATGTTTAGGTGCTTGTGTTTCTGTATATCCATACGCTGTAAAATATACATTACCACTACCATTCTTACCACGCCAATATGATTCTAATTCATCAGCGTTTTTTACAATGCGCCTCCATCCCTTATCCCCGTTGCTTGATAATTCAAGCACTTCACGAGGATAATCAAGAGGTACAAATGCCATACATTTCACCGTTGAGAATACAAGTAGTCCACTAAATCATTTTGAATAATATCATATAATTGTACGATTTCATCTTCTTTCAAGTAACGAGCGTGTACAGTGTACATAATATCCAATGTACCTCTTGGTATAGTTTCCCCGAAACCATCATCTACGAATTCCATCAATGATGTTTGGCGATACACTTGACGGATAAATGGCGCACGATTAGGCAAATGACCTGCTTTCGTGGACAACACCCTCAATGTGTATTTGTCATTCGGCAATTTTTCTCTCAATACTTTTTCAAGTAATAACACTACATTCAACATTTATTCTTCCTCCATTATTTTATCTAACATTTCATCTGTTACTGACCAAAACTCACAATCTTCTTTGTAATCACACCAATCGCATTTCATCATATTTTTACCAAGAAATGGGTCGGGTGGAAACTCCATATCAATGTGTGCTTTGACTAATTTTTGGAGGCTTTTCTCAACGCTTTGCATTGTGTACTTACCTCCTGTTTTTGTATCTTCATAGAAGATAGTAGCACCTTCTCCATCTGCCATATTTCCACCGGGAAACTCCCATCCCCAGTGTGTTATAGGCATGAACTCAGCGTGCTTGCTATGCTCTATCATCATCTTGTAAAAAGCCATTTCTTTACGCATGGATGGAACTTTTGATTTGGCTTTGTATTTACCAGTCTTTAATTCCATAAGAGCATATCCTTCACCATCAGCAAAGAGTGTATCAATAAATCCATTGATGTGTACAGGTATAGCCTCACCATCAACTTCAACAAAGCGTGTAGCATGTACATTCGCTTCAACTCCTACAGGTCGCCATTGATGTCCACCTGTATGTAACAATCGTTGAAACTGCCACTCAGCCCATTGAGCAATCTGCTCATCTTCGCCATATTCATATGGTTCGGGTGGCTGAGGAAATGCACTATAGAATAAACTGCGTGCTTTTTGTATATCATTGACTAATGCCAGTACCTCAGCCTCTTGCTCTTTCGTGAAGTTCTCCCAAAACCATTCCATCATATCGTGGACATTCAAACCCCGTACATGATGAGGTTGTTGTTCGCCACGCAAACCTTTGAATTTTTCAAGATAGTATTGTTGTGGACACCAATTGTAAGTACCAAGACTTGACTTTGTAATGCGTAGAATTTTTGTTTCATCTTCATTTGGATTCCACGCATAGGTACTCTTACGGTATGATTCAGCCTCTTCGTCGTGACCTGTTTCTGCAAGGTAATCATCTATTGATGGGCGACTATCATCGCCTTTAGGATTAAAACGCATCATTGTTCACCATTCCATCCATCACAATCACAATGTTCACTACAATTCTTACACACTGAACAATTGTGGTCTGCTTCACAAAAGTTACATTCACTCATCAGTTTTCACCATCCAAAGTCTTTTGCGACATGTCAAAGAATTCATACAACTTTGTTTGCCTACTTTTAGGTAAATCAAATCTACCGCATGTAGGGCAAACCGATGTACTCTTCCACCATGTTCTTTTCTTTACTGGTGAATCTTTTACTTTATTCCAAAACTTCCACTTGCTCATTGGCTCGCCTCCTGTATCAATCGCTGAACATATACTGCGGCATCCATGAGTTCTTCCTGTAGATGAGTGAGCCACTCAACAAGGTTAAGGTCGCCTCGTTCCATCGTTACACCATACTTGGCTTTACCGACCTCAGCCCGTTGTTGAATCTTAGCGCATACTTCATCTTCAATGCGACTCATTCTTCTTCAACCCCGTACAACTTTTTGGCCTTATCGTAATAGCCATCTATCTGTCTTTCTTCTTCTTGCGTTCTTAGTTTTTCAAATAGCCAATCCCAAAATCCCATCTTACTTACCTCCTACATTCAAATATGTAGCGAGTACCGTTTTATGTTGAGTTGATTTTTCATCCCAATATGATATGTTAAAATCTTTGAGTAACGGCTTCCAATGCTCTTCAAATTGTTTCTTTGCATTCGCAAGTATATTCTTAGCAAATACTACACCTTGTTTTGCATTTACAGTAACCATATATCCAACTAATTGATTCATGTCTTGTGCATTAAAATTACCTTTCTTAACTTCAAATACATACATTGTATCACCGCTATTGGCAGTTACATCCATACTTAAATTAGTATCAGTGGATTCTTCTGTTTTCACATCATTCCATATTGAATCACCCGAAGGTAAAACTTGCGCCTTCAAATAATCAGCCAATGCATCACGAATTAAAGATTCACTTACACTATCGTAGTCATCTTCATCTTCGGGTGGATTAAAGAAACTTGAAATTTTACCTTCTTTGATAGTTTCAGCAATGGCCTTTTTGACTTCCATCCACATGTCTGTTTGTTGTACTCCATCTTTCTTGGGTGTAGTAGGTAAATGCCCTTCTTTGATTACTAATTGACCAACGAGTGCATTTAATGATGTGTGATTTTTTGGCCTCCATTCTGTAAGAGGTTCATATGTACGATGCATAATAACTCGTTCATTTTGTATAACATCTATTCCACCACCGTAACTGCATTTGGCCCACATACCTTCGTGTGCATCGGGACTCATACCTATTGTAAGTTCACCCACAATATCTTTAGTCGTAATTTCCTTCTTTAGTAAATGCACATTAGTAGATGTTGTAGGATGAAAATACGGAGGGAAAATTGGTTTAACAATAGATGATACAGGATTACCTTTTGCATCTTTCATTATATATCCTGTGGACACATCAACCTCATTAATTGTAATATTACCTCCATTTTGAATAAATAATCCATAACGCACACCTAACATATCTCTTAATGCAATAACTCTTTGCGCCGCATAAATGTTTAATTCAACACTTATTTGTATTTTTGTGCCAGTTCTATCGGGTACGGTAATTTCATCTTCAATCAAAAGGTCGTTTCCTTCATAACCGTAAATACAATACGAATCTACTCCATCATAAGAATAAATTTTGTCCAATCCTTTTCGTATATCCGAACTACCAAAATATGCAATCGCACTTTTCATTCCGACTCCATGTTCATGTACACCTTGATTTGTTCTTGCACCAACACTCAATGCTACACTTGCATCATTAAGTGAAATTCCGCATCCGTCATCTATTACAGATATTTTCTTAATACTTCTTTGTCCAAAATTTTCAACAAGTAAATTAATTGATATGTTTTTTGCGCTTACTATCGCATTATCAATTAATTCATTCAATGCCGTATAAAAAGTGAAACCACTTTTTGACATTGTGTTCGCCATTAATTCATTGTTGCTCTCCATCTTCAATATTTTCTTTGCCATGTTCTTCACCACATTTTTCTCGGCACTCGGCGTGCCGTCAGCCTTTCTAAATCCCAGTCAAGTGTTTCATACACCGACTTTAATTTACTATGAATCCATTTATTTACAATAGTAGTCCAGTCAATACTGTACTCACTCAATTGACGCTCATCCTCAAAACCTACAACATTACAGTAAGGCTGGCCTTCGGGTACATCATCTACAAATATCCAGCGCACGCTATCATTCTTTCCGTATGAAGTACCCAAGTATTCATTTGAATAGCGTGCCGCTTTAGCAGGATTGGGTACTACCTTATCATATTCATTTAGATTCTTACTGATAGAACCATATGAAGATGCCTCAGTTGGTGTTATACTACCTTCATACACAGACTTGACTTGTGGGCGTACAGCATGATGAATTGTATCTTCATCATCACCACTTGAAATCATTTGGAATACTTTACCCAGTATTTCTTTTGTGAGTGGTGGGGCGTTTGATGCCTTAATTGAAAACCCAGTGACTTTCATATCACCTGCATCTTCGGGAGGCCATGACTTGATACCAAAGTTACGATTTTTGACATTAGCCGTGAACCAGTACGGGAAGAATGCTTCTAATTCTACATCAAGATACTTTAGCCCCATTTCATTTTGTGCAATATCGGTAAGGCGTTGGGCTACAACCTCAGCCTCTTCAAACGGAACTTGAATATAACATGAATCTGTATGACCTGCAAGGCCACGATACCCCATTTCTTCGCTCTTTTTAACGAGCATAGATATTGACTCACGACCAAGATAAGTAATGGACTGAGCAATCTCATAACTACTCCATTGTCCACGAACTTTCCTACTACCAACCATACCGTAAATTGCGTTCACTGCAACCTTTACAGCCATCTGTAACATATTGTAACCCAACTTCTCATCGGGGTCAGTGGAGGTTTTCATGAGGTTTTTGTAATGCTTACGAAGGGCAAGCATATCTTTGACGACCTTTGGAAGCAAACCTTCCTTGTCTTGTCGCCAATGGAATACACCACCTGTACCGGGAATATAGTTACCATCGTCATCTATCTTAGCAGGTATGTCAAGAGTAAGAATATTTGGCCCTGCATGGTCACACATGGTAGTCCAACACAGATTGGCCGAGAGAATGATATTTGGATATAGGGATGCGAAATCCACCAGTGCTACATTTTGGTGGCGACCAGCAACAGGAGGCATAACCCATGCCGCTTGTAAATCGGGTCGCTCTTCAATAAATGATGTAGGTGCTTTGAGATTTGTTTTACGGCCAATTAAACCACGAAAGTATCTGCTTACATTATGTGTGCTACCGAACTGTACACCAGCCACTTGTTGTAATGCAAAGTGGAAATCAGTACAGTGTAACTTCTCGTCAATGTCACGCAACAAAGTGGTATCAACTAAACAGTAATCAACGAAGTCATCATAGTAATCACTCCATCCATTGTGTACAGTCATTCCTTCAATATCATCAGTGAGTTTGTGACCTAAACCAAGTTCAGTAGCGAACCAGTTTAACTTGCGTTGTTGTGCTTTGCCACGACCACTCTTTTGCCATACACCTTCAAACCCACTTCCTTCTTCCCATCGTGCGGCTGAGTCAAATACTAAACGACCTTTGATGGGTTGGCCTGTAACCTTGTAACCTTCATTATTTTTCTTTGGTGGTAAAAAGATTCCAAGTGGTGACATATCGTGCTTAAGTACACCCATGCGGTCATGTAACTTTGGTAAATCAGCCCATGCCCCTGCATGAGCAATCAGCATATCGGGGTCACGCTCTTTGAGGTAATCTAAGAAACCTGCAAGCATCTTATCCTCGTTACGATATGTACGGAGTTCGTAGCCACCGTAACGGTCAATCCATTCAGTCTTAGTAATACTCAAGCGTATGGATTCTTCACTCCATGAAAACACTACAGGATGTTCAGCATCACTGTCAGCAACCGCCATGACGGTAATAGCACCATCACCAGTTGTTTGCCACTCTAAATCGTAATACCACTTACGAGGATGAAATTCGGGAATACCTTCGGGATAGTTGGTAAGAAGGATTTGGTCAAGATAATTCAAATCAGCCTCATGTGTCCATTTACCAACCGCTTCTTTGATTTCCCAAAGGGTATTAGGATGATTAACTTCTACCTTCCATAACTTACCACCATCAAGTCCTGTACCGATTTCATCAGTAAGAATACGAGCATGGAAATTGCGTAAGCGATTGAGTACCCATGTCGGTGCATTCTGTCGCAACCAACAGAACGGGTACACGAAGTCGTTATCTTCATGAGTAATGTAACGCTCTTTGAGTACACCATCAGCACCACGAGTACGCTCATAAATTATGGGCGGCTCATATGGGTCATCCGATGTGTAATCAATAATCATCATTCATCACTCTCATTTACAATCATCAGTAAAGTATTCGTTTGGTCAAAAATTATCATACTGTTATCACCCATATACAATCTTGCTTGACCATCATCAAGGAACTGCAAACAAGTAGGCAACCAATCTCCAAAGTGAGTTTCAACCGTAGCATTCGGGCCAGCACTATCCATGAGAGGTAAAACAGTGAAGAGTCGGCCAGTAGCGGCTTTGCCAGCCACGATACCGAATTCACCTTCACCGCAATGCGCTCGTACTTTGTATAATGAATCATCAGCCAACAAGCCTTTCATACCAGCAAGGGAAATCAAATCCTTCGTTTTAACCGTAGCATGTACGCTCAACTCATCGCCATTGAATGTAGCCCAACCACTGGCTGTTGCCTTCTCCAACATCTTACCAATGATAACAGTTTTAGCGGCTGAGGTTATATCATCTGTACTTGGTATCTGTAATTTGTTACCGCCAGCCTCTATGTGTAAAGGTTTAGTTTCACCAACTTGTCGTAGTATAACATTGTCTTGCTTACTTGACTTAAGGAATAAGATTGCTTTTTCAAGAAGTGCGATATGAATGAATCCCTCTTCTTCAACAGTTACACCTAACAATTGCTTTCGCAAGTAATAATTTGCGAAGCCGACTTCAATGGTAATACGATTACCCGTACAATTCAATCGGGCATCTGTTACACCCTTTCCAAACGAGGAAAGGAAGTCAAGCAAACTTTTTCTTTCAGCAGTAATTTTCGTCATAATATCACCTCATGGATGGGGAACAGAAGGAATGGAATGAATTCCCTTGACGGCGTTGATTCACCTTTACTGTTCATTACTCCATCAAAACCATCCACAATTACGGGGTGCAATTGAGCATCACAAACTCCCATCATAGAGTTCGGGCAAGCCGAACCATTGTGGTTCACCATTAGGATATGTTACAAACACGGTACGAGATTGGTCTTGAAGCATAGGGTTCGTCTTACACTTTTTGAAGCGAGCCTTGTACTCAATCTTGACCAATTCATTTTCATCGTTGTAGTGTTCTTCTTGTTCCATCCAAATAATTGTAGGGAGGTAGTTGTTAGTTTTCTTTTCCCATTCGGGTTGCCATGAAGCATTACTACTACTGTCAGTACCGTAAGAAAAGTTTGTTGAGCGAAGATGTGTTTCCCAAAAGACACGGACACCAGCACGCACAAGGCTACGAGAAAGTGCTGTGAGTTGATGAAACCGAGTGTTACGAATTGCCCAATCGGACTGTCGCTCAACACGCTTTGCATCACCAGCACCACGAATGTCAGCCGACTCAATACCATCCTTAGCCAATCCTAAGTCAATGATACGCATGTTGTTGGTACAAATCTCCAACCATGAATCAAGACCACTTACCAATACGCCCCATACATCAGCCTCACCGCTTTCAACTTGGGATAAGATGTATCGCATAATGTTCATCACACGGTCATGAGTGCCGGGATAATCATAAGCAGTACGGTCATTCGTACCCATTTGCCACGGTTTCCATGATGTAATATTCGGATTTTTATTTACCGCTGAATTAAGCATGGCTACTCCCATGTCAAAATCAATAGCGTGCATCTGTGCATTAGGATGAGTCTTTAGATACTCTCCAAAAGCATGAGAAACCATGCCCGACTTACCTGTACCATCAAATCCTGCAATACCAATAAACATGTGTTGTAGTGGTTCGCTCTTCATCTTCTGTTCTTCTGCACGAAGGTCAGCAAACATATCCACCTTAACCCCAGTCTTTACTGGGGTAGATGCACCATAAGCACCAGTATGTTGTACCGATGCTTCTTCCTTCAATGCTTCTTGCGCCTTCGCTGTTTGTCCGAATCCTGCCATTTATTTCACCTTCAATTAAATTGTCCTACTCCTGTGTCGCCACCTTCCATTCGGCGGCGGGAACGGCGTGGGTCAGCATAGATGCCGAATGCCGTTAGTTTAGGAGTGGGAAGTCCGTCTTTCGCTTTCATACCAAGACGACCAAAGACAAGCACTGTGGTTCTCTCAGCGTATGGGAATGCATGTTCACCCCAATGAGATACGAATGGTTGAGTACACTTTCCTACAGCACCGGGAATCCAACAATCAATGTCACCAGCAATACTGCTTGAAAGCGTCATGCTATAATTGAATCCTTCTTCATCAAATTCGGACTCACGAGGCTCGGTACTCATACGAGTGATTGTACCTTTCGTGATGACGAGTGGCCCATACGCACGCTTTTCACCTGCGATGTTAAGGAACTCTTTCTTTGATTCAAATGTTTCTTCAAGTGAATCAATGTGTACAAACAAATCATGAAGTTCTGTGTCAGCCAAGTATCGTGAAGGGTGCAAAAGTGGTCGCACATCTTCATTCACGAACTCATCAGTGTATGTAATTTCAACTTCACTGTATGTCGTGAGTACATCTTTGAATGCTTCTGTAGCATTCTCTCGTGGAGGTACAACTTGAACTTTACAAGGGCGACCAATATTAACAGAAAGGTATCGGTTATCATTCGTCATGTCAATACGCCACAACTGAATGTTACCGTTCTTAACGAACTCTTCTTCTTGATTGCCCAAGAAGTAGTAGTAACGACCCAACTGCTTTTCGGGTGATGCTTTGTTGTTGTAGGTTGTCAAACAAACCCATGCACCGTTCTGTGTCTTGATACCATGTGGTGGTACAGGATTTTCCGCTACAGCCAATTCTGTGTTTTCCAATCCTTCTTTGGTACGCAAGTACCAATACCCACCTTCATTCTCATAGACACCAAGACGACCCGAACCGATTGCGTCAGCAGGGTCATCTGCAAACAACTTCAAGTTGGACTTGACAATGTTCGCAAGACGGTCACGAGCCTTGTCAGCGACACCAACAAAGCACCCAACCCATGTCTGTAACTTACTGTTACCGCCACCGCTTGAGCGTCGTGTAACCACAATCATCTGTTCTGCCCAATCAATGAGTAAATCTGCATCTTCACTCGCAGGGTCATCAACACCATATTGCATTTTTACTTCTGCAAAGAATTCAGCCGTTACTTCATCCATTGTTTTTCCTGTTCTTTCTGCATACGCTGAAATGCGGGAGAGAACTTCTTGAGGTAGCGCACTTGTAGTAGCGTTACCTGTTACTGCCGTGAAGCCGTTTGATTCGGCCACTGGCATATCCACCCCGTCAATTTCACCGTATTCATCTTCGTTATCCCATGTACTCATGTTTTCACCTCTATTTGTTTTTTCAATCGTGCGACCAGCACATCTACAAACGATTCATCCGAACCGCCCCATTCATAAACATACTTCATCATATCACCCCACACCTCCATAATCGCAAAGGTGGTGTCAGCATCATTATCAAAATGCTTACGGATGGCACGATGAAAGTTATTCATGAAAGATAACTTATCGCCCGACGAATATAATATGTCAATGAGATGTTCTCTCAACTCATTGAACTTGTTAGTGACTGTATAATCCCACCAGTCATCCTCACTTTGTTTAATCGTGAATTGTTTTATGGCATCAGCCGTTTTAGGAATACGCTCAAGAGAAGCAACTGCGGCTCGTAAGTCACCGCCATGAAACTCCACTACATCACCATAGAAAGGTTGCCAATCTACAGGTGCGCCACACGACTCAGTAAGACGGTGGAGGTGAGAAGCACCATGCTCGGCTGATACTCGCTTGAATGTGTACACAGTACATCGGCTCTTGATAGCAGGGCGTACTTTGTCAGCGTAGTTAGCAGTGAGGATAAACAAAACCTTTGCGACATACTTTTCCATAATGCCACGCATAGCGTCTTGTGCTTGATGTGTTAGACCATCGGCCTCATCAAGTACCACCACTTTTCGTTTTGTACCTATACCACTTAGTCGTGCAAAGTTCTTCACTTCCTCTCGGATGTGTGAGATACCCCTGTCATCACTGGCGTTTGTCCACATGACATTCATATCGTTGTATGCATCACCAAGCATGGTGCGAGCAATAGCATTGGCGGCACTGGTCTTACCTGTACCCGGTTCTCCAACGAATAGGAGTGCGGCGGGATATACCCCTGCCCGTTCCCATTCTTCTGCATCTCTTACGAAGTGTTCATTCCCTACTACTTGAGAGGGGTGAACAGGTCGTATTAGTTCATTCCAAGCCATCTTTCTCATCTCCTTCTTCTTTCTTGATTTAAATAGTCCAAGTCAAAAATCGGTGACTATCACCAATTCTCATGGGAACTCTTCATCCAGTGCATCATTGAAAGCATCCCATGCCTCAGCCCAGTACATGAACTTCTTCCAATTCCTACCAGTCTTTACTTTGCGTCGTGTACCATCATCCCGCCATAATGTCTTAGGGATAGGATTCTCGTAAGTCCAGCGCACTCTCCTTATGTTACGCTTCATTGAATTATCCATTAGTGGTTCATATGGTTCAAGTGCATCCATCCACATCGTAATTTCTTTTTGATTACCAATTTCTGTTCTGCCAAGTATAGTCAAGCCTTTAGATTGCGCCCATACCTCAATGCACTTCTGTTGTTCTTCGGTACAGTTTGACTTGAAGTACAATGCCCTGCGAACTTGAAAGCCGTAGGCACTCGTTGAACGCTTCATTGATACATTTAAATTTAGTTTCAATAAAGCAAACGCAAGTCCTATATCTTCAAGATTCATCTTCGCCACCTGTAATTGCTATGTAATCTAATATATCATCTATGTCGTGAATACCCATGTTGTTTTCAACATCAAGTAATTTCAAGTGCCACCCGTTATTAGGATTCCAAGTATAATTAAATTTAGCAACTAAACAATCCTCAATGTTTTGAAACATGAAACGGACATTAGCATATACTCCCCGTACTTTCAATGCGTTGTTCACCGTGAAAGGTATGACATCTACTCGGAGTGTCGTGACATCAACAATTTCGCCAGCATCATTAAAACCGATAACAAATTCAAATCCCCCCTTGTCTAAATTCCTAACAGATAGTAACTGTCCATACAGTATGTTTGTACCATTCGTGTAGAGATAGTAATTATTTTCATGAGTAATTAAAAATCCGCCCTTCGGATATGATTCTAACAACACTTGTGATTCATGCCATTCGTGAAACATCGGCTCTTTGTATCTTGAAAACGGCAGTTCAACATCCACTGTATGATTGCATCCTGTACCTAACGGGTTCTCCCACATCCAGCATTCTATAGATTTATCTTCAAGTAAAGGAGTGTATTTAGGATTAAGTGAACCATCACGATTGCGAACCAACCCATCCCCTATGAAGTTCAATGTTGAACAGTCAGTAATGAACCACCACTTTTTCGGTGTATCATCTCCACCCCATGCTTGTAATTTTTTAAATGCTGATGATTTATTTTCTATCTTCAAACCATCATAGATTACTGCAAGATAAATGTCTAATGAAAATTCATGACTAAGATTACTTTGACTCATGAGCCATTTCTTGAATCGGTTTCGTATGTAACTCCACCTGTAATTCACCGCCCACCTCCAAATTATGTAACCCTCATCTGCACTGATGTTACGACTGAACTCTAACACCCAGTTGTTATTGTCGTGAGCGTTTCGCAAAAGTTCTACGGCTTCATTGAGTGTGTACTCACTCGGTTCATCTGTTGATTCCCATGTAAGAACATCAACAAATGGTTCATCACCTGCTACCTCCATCAGTCTTTCAACTGTTACATTACATTCATTCGCTAACTGTATCTTCAACATATGTTGAGAGATAGACAGCCGATTGTTTGTAGTTAAGAAATCCCAAATCACTTTACATTCTTTCTTTGAGATTTCTTTACTCGTTAATTTATTCGGCATTTGCATTAGCAAATCGGTAAGCCTCGCTAAAGTAAGCATATGCTCACTCTTCTTCACTTACTGCTTCTGTAATCAAACAAGGAATACCCCACAACCACGGAGGTACACGCTCGTCGCCTCGCATCTTTCCAAGTACGGTAATGTTACTACTACCAAACCCATCATCAAAGACTCCACTATCTGCAAAGTCTTTCATCTGTTCTCGTGTCAAAGCAATGTAACGGTTAGTATTTGATTGCCATGACATGAACAAATCATCACCTGCAAGAAGGTGGAAATCATCGGGGTCGGTTGATATGTCATCACCGCACGATATACAACTCACCATGACTCTCCACAAATCAATAGGTACAGTTCCACCATCATTTGTTTGAGCATCAACCGTTTCAACATATTCGTACTTGCTCACCGATAAATCATTATTGGCTAAAGGAAAACCACAGTTGCATACCCACGACTGAGCAATCTCTCGCTTTTGATTATACTGCATCTCAGCATGTGCCATAGGGTCAAGTGGTGGTGTGACCATCTCAATACCATCGGGTTCTTCTATTTCATATCCACAAGCCTTCATGAGTATAGTGAACTTCTCATGATGTTCTTGAGCCAGTGGATGATTAAGCATAAACATGAGAGCGAATTTATTGTCACTCAATTTACGATACTGTACGCCGCTATCATCGGGCGACCAAATACCATCAATTGACAATTTGCCAAAATGTTCGTTTCCCCATGCTATTAATTCTTCACTCGGTTGCCATTCCATTGTCCTCACCTGTTACCTTACAATAGGCAAATACCCCACAACACTTTGCTATGTAAAGGTGTTCCCCATTATCTAACAAAAGAAATGGATTATCACCTATCACATTACACTTAGGACATGGGATGCCCATATCATTTGAATTAAATTCAGCAACAACCCCTATCCATTTATCGCCAATCAAGAATTCCGATTCGGTTATTTTGTCTATGTTATTTGTTGATACTGTTTCAAAAGTATATTCATCATTTTCTTTACTCATTATTATTTCCTCCGTTGTCAAAGAGTATGCAAGATGGTGTTGGGTACTTCTTGGTATGTGTAAGAAAAATACCAATTGTTTTTCCGTTACCCACCGCATAATCACGAAGTAACTGATACATCTTTTGTGCCGTTGATTCTTTTCCATCATCGGGTTTAAACTCACATATCATATGTTCTTCATATTTATGTAAGGCTATTGTACCATATTCACTAAAATCAATCATTTGATACCCCCAAAAGAATTTCTTCAAGGCATTTCAAACATACTGTTTTGACTGAAAAAATCATTCCATCAGTCTTTACTTTATTACATCTAAAGCATGGTTTCATGATTCATTCCCCGTAAGTAGTGCATATACTCTTAGTGCCTCTTGTTCATCTTGAGTAACGAAAAAGTTGTAGTCGTCTTTCTTGAGATACCATGAGTCGCCAAGCACTTTTGAGTCAATCTTCGTAAGTTTCCATGTCATGGTTGATTCCTCCATTCTTCATACTGCTCTTTCCAATACTTTTCAAGGATTTCTGTTACGCAATCGTCAGCGTATTGTAGAAT